GCACCTTCGAACAGTGCTCTTTCTCGGAGTGAATTTAAAACATTTAAGCAGGCCTTATGAAGGTGTATTGAAAAGTGTTCAATACAAAGTATGTCACTTTATAAAAAAAGTGATAAAAAATAAAAGAGCAGCTAGCAAAAGCTAACTGCTCAACCCTTAAAGAAAGGAAGGAATTAATGGGTATATAAAAATTCCTCCATCTACAGTATTGACAAAATATTGAGTTTCATTCAGGAGAGGAAGAAGAAAATGAGGCCACGTAGATTTGAATATTTGATTTCTTATAAGTATTACCAAAAAAACGGTAATGCGGATTGCACGTATTTATTCAATAGCCGTTCGAAACTAAATAGTAGAAAAGATGTTCTGGATCTAATGGATCTGTTAAAAGAAAAATGCAATGCTCATACGGTTGTAATTAATAACATTCAGTTACTAAGAGAGAAAAGAGCATTATAAAACCAAACAAAATAATCCTTTTGTATGGAAGTGAGGTTAACGAAAATGGCATATAGTGGAGATCATGGAGCTGCGTTTGAGAATTTAATCAATTGGTCAAATGATATGTACAGAAGAAAGAACATAGCGTTAATTACAAAACGTGCTACACCTGTAGTTGTTACAAAACTATTTAAAGATGGAAGAATTAAAGAAGGCTATTTCGAAAAGAAATCAACTGTCGATTATGACGGAATATATAAAGGTAGAATGATAGCATTTGAAGCAAAAGCAACGACTAATAAAACAAGTTTCGCTTTAAAGAATATATCACCACATCAAATTGAATATTTAGAGCAGGCTGAAAAGCTAGGGGCAATTTGTTTTTTCTTAATTGAATTTAGTATAGAACACTCGGTTTTCTTAGTTCCCTTTGAAGTAATTAAAGAATATATTCATGATGCAAAATTAGGTGGGAGAAAATCAATTCCGCGCTCTGTATTTGATAATAGAACTTATCTAGTAAAGTCAACCGATAGAGCGTTAGTGGATTATCTGCACCATGTAGATAAGTTGGAGTGGTCTGTAATATGAATAAAAAAGAAGCTCGTATTCAAATTTTAGATTTACAAGACCAACACTGCGTAGGGTGTACTTATAGATATAGTAGGGATGTAGCGCATTGTTGGACAGAGTGCGAAGCGGGAATAAAAATTAATGAATTAGGGGTTCTATTAGGTGGTCGTATTGGTTCTGAACAGAAGAAACCAAGAACAACTAAAGAATGGAATAAAATATGTAAGAATGCAGTAACGCTTAGTAAGAAAGGATTTACATATGTTGAAATCGCAAAAAAATATAGTGTTACTACAGGTAACTTACATATACAAATGAAAAAGAGAGAATTAAAATAAATAATTTCACATACCGAAATGAGTATTAAAAATAAAAAGAAAATAGTCCACATTCAAGGACGTTGATTAACTGTAAGAAAGAATATTTCTTATAACTAATCAGCGTCCTTTTTTTATTCTAAGGAGGACAAACTGCATGATAGACTTAATCAAACAATACAAAGAGACGTTGAATCAATTATTAGTTGTAAAAGAAAAAGCAAATGCCCAAGAAAATGAAAGAGATAAGAAAATTATAAATGGAATGATAAGTGAAATTGAAGACTCTCTAAAGTGGATGCGTACAGGAAAAGAACCTGGATTAAAACGGGGGATCGAAAGGAGAGCTTCTTATCAAAGAGAAGTAAAAGTAAATCCATTGTTAATCCAACGATATTTAAGAAGTAAGGAAACAGAGTATGAATGGGATAAAGAGCAAAAAGAGAATGCAATTACAACCTGGGAAAAGATACAGTTAGATGATGCTCTGTCTACCTTGACTAAAACAGAAAAGGAAATATTTGTAATGTATAAAGCGGGGATGTTTACACAGGAAGAAATTGCTAAAATGAGAGGTGTTACAAGGTCTACAGTTCAGCAGAATTTGCGTAGAGCGGATAAAAAAATTGCACAACAAGTAAAAGAAAGTCTCTTCTGTATGAATTGAAGGGACTTTCTTTTTAAAACGATTAATTTTGTCATCATAATGCCACCTATATATGAAAGCCGAAACCAGTTTCTATGGTAAATGATTGAATGAGCTTTGTTTTTCACCTCAGCGGTTCAATTGGCAACCATTAGAAAGAAATCCGTTTGTATAAGATGTTACGAACCTTATGCAAATACAATGTTCTTGATTTCTTAATTCGTAATTAGAATTACTAGATTATTAGTCTAAACGGTCTAGGAGAGCTTTTGCTCTTCTTCCAATTACTTAATTATACTGTAGATAAATAAAATTAAGTAATTGGAAGAAGAATAAAATTTTACCTCTCTAATATACTTTAACAAGGGACAAGCAGTATAAAGCTTGTATTGGAGTGTTTTTATTGTATGAGAAAAATAACTTATGAGGTGATTTAGCATGAATGAAATTTGTATTAGTGATAAAGTAGAAGTTATTTCTAGATTTAATCCAGACTTATATGAAAAGGTTGGAACAGTATTACAAACAAAACTGGGTCCACATGGCAAAGAGGCCAGAGTTGAATTTAGTGATGGATATGCAACTTGGATTGATATTGAAGATTTATCTATTATTTCAGAAAAATAGTACTTTCTAATATATAAATTTGTTATAATATATTTGTGACAAATTTATACATTGGAGGTATGTCTATTGGATTTTAGAGTATATCAAGTAATTTACCCAGACGATTTAGTACAACATGGTCAAGCTTTATTTGAATTTCTTAGAGGAATGGCAAAACAACCAGGAGAGTATAGGTTTGACTATTGTATTACCAACGATATTGATTATTCTAATGATATAATTACATTTTGCTTAAGTGAAGGACATCAATCGAATATCAGTTCTGTAGATGATGATAAAAATGCATATGTGCCAGAGGTATCACCATATTTGAGTACATGTGTAGCGTTAGATTTGCAAGAAAAACGCCTTTTAGTTCAACATAGGGATTATCCACCTGACAATTTGTCAAAGGATACTAATATGACAAGATTATCTTTAATGTTAAATCAAGCTTTTGAAGCTGTTTGTAATGCTATTTTTAACTACTTGGATACGACAAGAGAAGCAGATGATGAAGATTTTGCACATATTTTTAGGCATTATCGAATTACGATGCTAAGAGTTAGATTACATGAAACAGGAAGATATATCTCGGAAGAAGCACAAGTATTTGAAGACGAAATTACAAATGAACGTTGGAAGCGTGGATGGGCAGAAGATGGTAGTAGTATGCATGAAGTCATTCTTAAGGCGCCTGGACGAGGGGGAGAAGGAGATTTAAGAGAATCTCCTCTAGCTAAAAGTTTGATTAATTTAGTAAGAAAAGATGTAATGGAAATCAATTACTGGGATGACGATGGTGTTTCAGAATCATTATCTCGTAATGATTTCAGAAGGTTTAGTATAGCAGGAATTAATATTCATACATTAATTATTACTGCAATTCAAACTATTTCAAACGAAGTATACAATAGACGCGAAGAAATTCGTCGCTTTATTGCAACAAGAGACTTTGAATAAAACAAAAGCATTCCTTATGGAGTGCTTTTTATTATATAAAAAAGAGGACGCTCATATGGCGTCCTTTATGGTGTATTAGTTTTATCATTATATCCAAGATGTTCTTTTAAGGCTTCTGTTAATAATTTAGATTGATTTATATTCTTTTTTACAGCTTCTTCATCAAGCCATTGTGGAATAGTTAATGTTTTCTTTTTTAGTTTTACATTATCTTTGTTTCTATATGGTGGCATTCTAACATCTATTAATAAAATATGCTCATTACTATTTTCATTTATGATATCTGTTATCTGAGAAGGTGAAGGGATTGGATCGTTATCTTCCTCCATTATTGATAAGAAACCACCTAATACATCTCTAGCCATTATTAAAGCTTCTTCTTGATTCTTACCGCTTGTCATGCAACCAGGTAAATCAGGAAAAGTTACAAGTACACTATCATCAATATTAAAGTGAAATCTAGCGGGGAAAGCATAATAGTCTTTAGTCATATTTATTCTCCTTTACAAGTTTTCTTTTAATTAGTTTGGTGTATAATATGTTTAAGTTCAAATTTGAAACGAGAGGGCTATTTCAGCCCTGCTTGTTTCAAGATAGCTTGCGTTAATCCAATGCCTAAGTCTTTACGGGGATGTGGGACGGGAATCTTAATCCCTGTAACTGGATGTTTGTAGTAGTGGTGGCTACCACGAACGCTATGTAATTCATATCCAGATTTTATTAGGCGTTTGATTATCGCTTTTGAACTTTCGCTTTTCAAATTATCACCTCCTTATCTATAATTAATTATAACACGTATCGTAACACGTGTAAATGGAGAATTAGCAGTTACTGTAGTTTTTTGTACAGTTTATAAATGAATATAAATATATTAAGCATCCATAATGGGTGCTTTTTGTTTTGGATGGATAAAAGGTGGATTGTAAACATGAATTTATTGAATTCAGAGTGCATTCAAAAATTACGGATATATGTCCTAAATGTGGTCACATTGCTATGGGGAGTTTGAGGACTATAAAACCTGACGAAAGATTTAAAGGCTTTTCTACTGATGAATTACAGAGAGAAATTGATATTCGAGTGGACTATGAAAGAAAAGAAGAGAGGGAATAAAAGATGGATAATCAATATCTTGTTAACGAAATTCAAATGTTGAAACTTGAAATAAATCAGTTAACAAAAAATATTAGTGATTTACGAAGAGATAGAGATGAAATGGTTCAAACGATAAATATTATGTCACAAAGCATAGAGGGAATAAAGCAAACTGTTATTTCCCTTGAAGATATGGTTCGAAAGTAGATAAAGAAGCTGCAAATGAATGTACGGAAGCATTAGAGAAGTTAGAAAGGGTTATGGTTAGGGTTAATGGAAAGGATGCACTGAAAGGTATTACAGTAGAAATTCCTGTCATTTTAAATGGTAAGGCGATAGCTTCAGAAATTGTCAAACGTATTAATGATAGCGATTCAAAAATTTGAATATAAATAATATTTGTTGTTAAGGAAAGATAAGCGCAAACGTGTTGCATTTAGGGAGAAGGGGTGAGAGGGATGGAAGATGTCAAATATACAGAAGTACCTTTTGAGGTAATGCTTCAATGTGATGGGGAAATTATATGTGAGTGTTAGTTACTAAGTAACAGCATTAATCAATACGGTGTAGACCTTAGACAACCAATGCTTTTTAACGAATTTCTTAGACAGCTTGGAACACATCTAACTTCAATGAACTGTCAGTCTTTGTTTAAACAAGCAAAGTGGTATGTGATTGATGATGGGATTCAGACAAAACAAACGAACACAACGAACGAAAAAGAAAAGCAAGAATCAAATGATTCCTGCTAGGTGGAGAGCTACGATTAAATTGGCGATAGCAGAGATGCAACCGACAATATCAAATTCCCATTCTGAAGTGATCGTTCCGTTTTCTAATTCTGTCTTTCGAAATTTCATTTACAAAAACTCCCTTCTAAATAGGTAGTATTATTTGTTGTAAGAAAATTCACCTTACATAGCTATATACAAACTCAAAGGGAGTTCTCCACAAACGGATAAAATAACGGTAGTTAACAATGAAGTTTTTATAGTTTATATTTACGTTCAATTGTATGTATATTTTAGATGTATAAATTATAAATAGATACATGTATATGTTATTCTGTAAGAAGATTATATTCTTACCTATTTACCTATACTTATATTTTTATTAATTTATTATGAAATGAATATTGATTTAAAGTATGTTAATGATAGCGAAGAATCCGCTGCTTTTTTATTTTATAAAGCAATTAGCGTGAGGTGAGTGATAAATGAAACTGCTTTTATTTTGGATTAAAGAAATGAAGGATGTTAGAAAACATACAATTATCGGATTACGTTCTTACTTAAAACACAAGTTAAGGATTACCTATGATGATAGATGTTTTTTATTTGGGAGTATTGATTCATACAGATATGATTACTATCTTTGGAAACAGGATAAAAATAATGTGAAATTTATAAGAAGGTAGGTGTGGTGATATGAAGTGAAACAAAAACACGAGTTAGCTCAAGAAGATTACATGCAAGGCATGAAGTATAAGGAATTGGCTGAGAAATATGAGGTAAGTGTAAATACGGTTAAGTCATGGAAGACCAGGTATAAATGGGACAGAAAAGGTGTGCATACAAACAATAAAAAAGTACGCACACAAAAGAAGACAGGTGCACCCATAAATAATAAGAATGCTGTAGGTAATTCAGGTAACAAGAATCCTAAATGGGGTAATAAAAACGCTGTAGGTCATGGGCCACCAAAAGGAAATGACAATGCAGTAACGCACGGATTCTTCCGTAAACACTTCCCTGAAGATGTAGCTGATTTAGCAGCTGAGATCATGGAGAAGAATCCAATTGATATGTTATGGGAAAACATAACGATTCAATATACGGCTATTATTAGGGCGCAAAGGTTGATGTTTGTTAAAGATCAGGAAGATATGACGAAAGAACTACGCAAGAATAAAGTTACTGAGAGTGGATTTGAAGAAGAATGGGAAATTCAATTCGCCTGGGATAAACACGCTACATTCTTAAACGCCCAATCAAGGGCTATGAGCACGTTGTCTTCTCTTATTAGAGACTTTGATAAGTTGGCTAATATAGATGATGAAAGACGTGCTAAATTGAATCTGATGAATGCTCAAATAGATAAATTAAAAGCTGATATAAACAAAGAAGATAAAGATGTATTGAGAGTACAAATTATTGATGATGTGCCACAGGATGATGAAGATGTATAACGTTATTAGTACTAAAGAGCTTATTGGCGGTGGATACAATCGCTTTTGGCATTGCAAGAATTTCTATAGAGTTTGCAAAGGCTCTCGTGGTTCTAAGAAGTCTAAAACAACTGTATTAAACTTCGTTAAACGACTCATGCAATATCCTTGGGCTAACTTATTAGTAGTTCGTAGATACTCCAATACATTAAAACAATCTTGTTACACTGATTTAAAATGGGCTATTAATCGATTAGGAGTAAAAGACCAATTTAAGTTTAATGAATCAATGCCAGAGATAACATATAAACCTACTGGACAGAAGATACTGTTTCGCGGTCTTGATGATCCGTTGAAAATAACATCTATTACTGTTGATGTGGGTAATTTGTGTTGGGCTTGGTTTGAAGAAGCTTATGAAATAGAAGACCAACATAAGTTCGAAACGGTTGTTGAATCTATTCGTGGTTCTTTCGATGCTCCTGACTTCTTTAAACAGATTACAGTTACATTTAACCCGTGGAGTGAAAATCATTGGCTTAAATCTTATTTCTTCGATGAAGCTACACAAGCTTATGATACATTTGCTATTACTACTACTTATAAATGTAATGAATGGTTAGATGAACAGGATAGAGCACGTTACGAGAGTTTATATATTAAGAATCCCAGACGTGCCAGAATCGTTTGTGATGGTGAATGGGGCGTCGCTGATGGTCTTGTATATGAAAACTTCCAGGTGCGAGATTTTGATATTAATGAAATAAGGCAAAGAAAAGACGTACAAAGCGCTTTCGGTCTCGACTTCGGTTATACAAATGATCCAACAGCATTAACTTGTTCTTTAGTTGATTTAAAGAATGAGACTATTTATGTATTCGATGAACACAGTCAAAAAGGCATGAGTAATAAGAAGATAGCTGCAATGATTGAGAAAAAAGGATACATGAAAGAACGAATTACTGCTGATTCAGCCGAGCCAAAGAGTATTGATGAACTTGAATCACTTGGTATTAGAAGAATTGAAGGAGCCCGAAAAGGTAAAGACTCTATTAACAACGGCATTCAATTCATTCAAGGATTCAAGATTGTAATACATCCTTCTTGTGTAGAGTTTATAAAAGAAATAAACAATTACATCTATGATACCGATAAGAAGACAGGGAAACGCCTTAATACTCCTATTGATGACTTTAACCATCTTATGGATGCTTGGAGATATTCATTAGAGAGATTCCTAGTTAAATCAGGCGTTAAAGTACTTAATATTTAGGAGGTGAGGAATTGCGAAGTGAGTTATATGCAAATAACAATGGAATTAAATTTACTACAATACAAGAAAAAAAGCATTTGTATAAGATAAGAAACAATGCGTTTGATCCGAATGATTTTATTAAGGACTTTATTGATATTAGAAACGAAAGATTACGTAAATATAAACAATATACAACTGAAAATAATGCTATTGATAACAGAGAAAAGCCTGATAGTGATTTAATTAAGGTTTGGAACAAAATGCACAATAGTTTCTTTAACTTAATTGTAGATCAGAAGGTTGGATATGTATTTGGTAACCCTATTTCTTATCAGATCGAAGAGCAAGTGAATGAAAATGAAAGAGAATGGGTGAAAGATTATCTATACAATCAAGATATTTTCCTAAAGGATATTGAAACAGGTACTCAGCAAGCTGCATGCGGTGTTTCTTATCGTTTATTAGACATACAGACACAATTGATTCCGAGTGTAGTAGAAACTGTTGCTAGTTTAAAGAACATTAACTCATGGGATGCTTATGTATTAGGGCATAAAGAAGCTGCTATTGTCTTGTCTGAGGATTATACAGAAAAAGGGCACACACAGATACTGACACTTTATACAAAAGACTTAATCCTTGAATATCATTCTGCAGCAAGTGAAGTAAATGGAATGATAGGGTTTGATATTGCTGGTGGAATTAGCAACTTACTTGGTATTGTTCCGGTGTTCGAATTTAAAAACAACCAAGAAATGCACAGTGATTTTGAAACTGTTGAAGATCTTAATGACGCTTACGATAGAATGATTTCTTCCGGTGCTGATGAAGTGGAACAGTTCCGCTTAGCTTATATGCTTATTACAGGTACTGACATAGATGAAGATGAAGCTAAAGCGTTGTTTAAGAAAGAAACGGGGATTCTTAATATTAGAGATCCAGATGGAAAAGCAGAGTTCTTAACTAAGATGATGCCAAAAGAATTCTTTGAGTATTTCGTGGGATTACTTGAGAAGAACATATTCCGTTTCTCGAAAACGGTCGACGTAAACGATGAGGCTTTTGCGGGTGGTAATGAATCCGGTGAAGCTCGTAAATGGAAACTGATTGCTCTTGAGTTTAAAGCGAACTTAACCGAATCGTGGTTCGAAAAAGGATTACGTGACATGTTTGAAGGTATTGTTGCTTATATGCGTATCAAATTAGGCATGAATAGCATTGTAAGTTCAAATATATACGCTGACTTCACTCGTACATTGCCAGTTGATTTAGGTTACTTAGCTGATACATTAACGAAACTTACAACAATCTTATCTGAACGTACTGTACTTGGTATGATTCCTGCTATTGATGATGTAGATGCAGAAATGGAACAGAAACAGCGAGAACGTGAAGAGAAGATGAATGAAATGAACAGTTTCGGTGATTTCGGGCAGGTGAACCCAAATGACGCAGAGCAAACAAGAGAAGTACTGGACAAAGAGAAAACAACAGATAATAAAGGTAGCGGACAAACACGCTGATGACGGTTTATTAATGTATCAGGCATTCTTTCAAGATAAGTTAAGCGAAATAGAATTACTTATCCAGGACTATTATGATAAATACGGTAAGAATAACGTAATTGAGTATTATAAGTTGATGCAAGAAATGAGTGTAAGTGAAAGAAAAGACTTATATTCTAACTATCAGGAGCTTATCGCAAGGTATCCGCAGCTTAATAACTTTACAGAGATACGCTATAGCTTCTATAAGTTACAAAGATTAGATGGCCTTATGGTTAATATCATGTACAAGCTCTATGAAATGGGAGCTATGGAAGAAGAAATACTAAAAGATAAGCTATCTCTTACTTACCAGGAAACCTATTATCGTAACTTGTATGACAATGCTATGTATTACGGAATGACGGGCACTTATCACGCTGTTAGTGAGGAAGTATTGCGAGCTACGTTATATAAGAAGTGGGTAAAGAATCAAAACTTCTCTGATCGCGTTTGGGGCAATACAAAGCAGTTAACTTTATATCTGCAAGACGAACTCCCTAAAATGCTTTCTACTGGAACAAGCTATAAAGAAGTAACTAAACAACTTCGTAATAACTTTGATGTTAAATGGCATGAAGCAGAACGTTTAGCGAGGACAGAGAGTGCGTTTATCACTGAACACGCTACACAAGATGCTTATAAACGTGATGGTATTAAGCAATACCGTGTCTTATCTACATTAGATAGAAGAACATCTAATATATGCCAAGAACAAGATGGTAAGGTATATGATCTCGATAAAGCGGTTGTTGGTAAGAACTATCCGCCGTTTCATCCTCATTGCAGAACAACTACGATTAGTGCTACTTCTAAGATTGAATATAGAGCGATGAACCTAAATAGAGGATATGAGCGTGTTTCTGATATGACTTATAAGAAGTGGGAAGATACTTATGTTAAAGCTGCATAGTGAAACACTTAATAATGTAATTGGTGTTGATGAAGCTCATTCTATTAGCGGTTTATCTGCTGGATATATCAAAAATTTGTGTGCAGCAGGAAAAATTACAGCTAAAAAGATAGGCAAGACATGGATTATAGATAAAGAACAATTTAATAGACAATACTCGTCCTGAGCATGACATTAAAAGGCTTATTTTTAATACCAAAATACCGAACTATTGGGGCTTGTACTCAATGGGGCGATAGGAGGAAATACACATGTTTAAGAAAGAACAGGAAACACAGTATAGATTACGAGTAAAAGGTTTACAACATTTTAGTGATCCGGAACCAAACGGTGGGGGAGATCCTGAACCTACTCCAGCGGGTGGCGAACCGGAATTCACGTTAGAGCATTTTCAAAGATTCTTAGATACAAATGTTGACGCTCAAAAAATCCTTCAATCTCGTGTTGATAGCGGTGTTTCTAAGGGTGTTGAATCATACCGAACTAATACGGTTCCTGAACTCATTCAAAAAGAGATTGCGAAACGTACAGAAAAGACACCAGAACAAATTGAAATGGAAAGCATGAAAGCCGAAATCGAAAAGATGAAAGCTGAAAATACTCGCAAAACAATCGAAACTGAAGTTGCAAAACAAGCAGATAAATTAGGAATTGATGCTGATTTCGCTCTTACTTTCTGCGTAGATCCAACTTCATTAGATAACACACTTAAAAATGTAACTAAGTTCAACGAATACACTGAGTCATTAGTTGCTGAACGTGTGCAAAAGAGTGTCGATGAACGCTTTGCTAACAACTATGCAAAAGGCGCTGACTTAACATTACCTAAGACAAATGAAACTGGTAATACAAGTAGCTTAGCCATCATTCAACAACAATTATCCAAACAACAATAAGGAGTCGATGAATAAATGAAAAAAACAAATGATTTACTTTCCGTAGAGAAAATTGATTTATCTCAAGCTATTGCTTACGCTTCGCCAATGGATACACCATTCACTACATTACTATTACAAAATGGTTTAACTGCCGATGCAACGAGCACAGAAATCTCTTGGAGGGAAGCTGCTCTTGATTCAAACCGAAAAGGACCTCAATTAGAAGGTGCAGATGCAACTGATCCGAATAAAACAACTCGCGAATTAATCAAAAATAACCAGCAAATCTTCCAACGCACTGCTGAAGTATCTGGTTCATTAGAAGCAGTAAAAGTACCTGGTGTTCCTGGTGGAGAAATGGCTTCTGAAATTAATGATCGTATGATTGAAAGTAAAGTTGATTTAGAATGGTATGCGCTGCAAGGGACAAAAGCTGATGAGTCTGGTTCAACACCACGCCAAATGAACGGTCTTATCAATTTAATTAATGCAAAAAACAAGTTTGCTCCAAAAGACGGTAAACTTTCTGCGGATGATTTAATCAAAGCATTCCGTCTTTGCTGGGAAAAGGGCGCTGGTGGCGACAAGTTGGTTCAATGTGGTTCTCAAGTAGCAGAATTCATTGATAAATTATTCAAAGTTGAAAAAGGCGTAATGATTCCCGCTATCCAAGGTGGCGGAAATATTATTGGTTTAACTGCTGATGTAATTCATACTCGTTATGGCCGCGGTAACATTGTATTAAACCGTCATATGCCAGATGGAGCGTTAGCTATTGTTGACTTAAACCAAGTTAAAATTCGCCCATTACGTAAAATGATTGCTGAACCACTTGCTAAAAATGGTGACTCTCAAAAACGAATGATTGTTGGCGAATACTCATTAGAACTTAAAAATAGTTATGCTGGCGCTGTTATTAACGGAATTACAGGTTATGTAGACCCATCAGCTCCGACAGTTCCACAAGGTTAATAGAAGGAGGGATATAAATGGCAGCTAAAAAAGCTACAGAAACTACAGTTTATAAGGTAATTGCACCTAAACCATTCACTTATGTTGCTACAAACTATTTCGGCGGTCTTTGGGCTGATGAAAAGGGTGTGTTTGTAACAGAAGACAAAGCAACGTATGAATATCTTCTTACATTTGCAGAGTTTAAAGATATTACGGGTATTTAATTATGATAAAGCGAATTAAAATTCGTTTAGGGATTACTGATGATACCCAAGATGATTTATTAAATGAATTGATTACTTCTATACGTGACGTTATCTCGTTGCGTGTAGGGGTGATTACATTCCCTAAAGTTCTAGAGTCAATTGCGGTTGAAGTAGTTATTTCTGCTTATAACCGTAGAGGTTCTGAGGGAGCTTCTAGTGAAGCGGTAGATGTTATTTCAACTTCTTATATTACTAACTTGTTAGAACCGTATACAGAGCAATTAGAGAACTTTAAAAAGGGATTAACAAAAGGAACTGAAGATGCAACTGGAACTGGTCGAAGTGGAGTGAGGTTCTTTTGAGATATGACGAAAAAGTTGAATACCTTGCTATTGAGTACGTAACTAATGAAATGAACGATAAGATACCTGTTGAAAAGCCTATTGGTGTATTTGATAGCTTACTTACGCCGTTCTCTTTACAAGAAACTCAAGTATACGGAGCTTCTTATACAAAGACTAATGTAAAAGTATTGTGTAGAGATCCGCAGTCTTTTAATGCTCGTATTCTCAAAGTAGAGAATCAAAAGTATGAGATTCTTGAAAAACGAGATTACAAGAAGGTCTTCTTATTCATTTGCAAAAAGGTTGTTGGTAAAAATGTCAATTCGAATTGATGTTAGTGGATTTGGACAACTTGCAGCGAGTATTGGTAGATATAATAACCAAATGAAACAACGTGTGAAAGATACCGTTGATATTACAGCTACAGACATTCAATCTCAAGCGAAAGCAGAAGCGAATGTTGATACTGGTGATATGAGACGTAAAATCGAAAAGAAGCCCACCGTTTCATCAGGTGGCACAATTAGAGGTAGCGTCCAATCGTTAGCTGAATATACAGTCCATGTTAACTATGGTCATATGGTTCGAGCTGGACAGATATTTTATGACAAGCGTTCTAAATCATTTAAACGTGTAAAAAGAACACGATTTATCCCTGGTAGTTATTTCTTCACAAGAGCAGTAACAAAAGGTAAGAATGAATTTGCAAGAGAAATAGGAAAGGCGTTGAGATACGATGGCTAACTCTAGAGATACGCTTACACCTTTCCATATTGCTTTAGTTCAACGATTAAAACAATATGGAGTGGAAGCTTCATTTGATTATAACGAGGATGAAGAAGGAGACATTGAGTTCCCTTTCGTAACCTTTGAATTACCTACAATTGAAAATAATGCATCTAAAACGACATTTGGTGATAAACCTCTTGTCGTTTTTTATATTGTCGATGAACAACCAACAAATGGTCGTTTATACGATATCAGAGCAAAAATCATACAAGCTCTAGAAGAGGATTTAATCCTTTCTACTAACCTAACATGTTCGAATCAGAAAACAGATGATTCAGGTGTTACACGAGATCCAGAGAGCGGATTTAGAACAGTTCGTTTAACATATCAATTCTATATTGAAGGAGTGAAGTAAATTGGCAGGAGAAGATTTAAAAATTAAAATTTCATCTTACTTAGGTGTAAAGAAAATCGTTCGAATTATCGATTTAAAAACAAATAAAGTATTAGCTATTGGCGGTCAAAAGGAACACACAGGTAATCGTACTGCTGACACTATTGACGTTTCAACCAAAACTGGCGGAATCGAAAATATGAAAGAAGTTATGACTGCTTTAGGCGTTACTGATTGGCAGCCTAAAGAATACAACGACTACAAAGAATACATTCAAGGTCAGAAAGAATGGAGCTTTGATGTTTCTGGCGCGTTACCTGCTAGTGATGCTGCATATGACATTTTAGAAGCAGCTTATGAAAACGGGACTCCTGTTGCTGTTTCTGAATTAGATCTTGGCCGCATGAAAGAAAAAATCGGTATTGCAATCGTAACTGATCTAAGTGAAGAAGCTCCTATTGATGATTTAGCTGGATATTCTTTAACTCTACAAGGTACAGGCCCACAAGTTAGCAGAACTTATGTACCAACTCCACCAGTTGGAGCTTAATTATGGGTAATCCAAAATTCATCCCCTCTACTCAATTAGTAGTAGAAGGGGATATTTATAACTTGCGACTATCTCGATACATGCGATTACAGTTAGAAAAAGAATACAGTATGAATGTGCAAAGATACTACTCTCTGATGTGTGTAAACGGAAATGTAGTAGATGAATATCAATTCGCAGCAGTTGTTTGGGCTTTATTGCGCGGCAGTGGGCAAAAGGTATCAAAAGAAAGAGCTTGTGACATTATTGAAGAAGCAGTAAATGATGAAGAATGCGGTATTATTAAGCTTTTTGAATCGGTGCTAGAAGCTCTTTCTGCTGCTTTTATGAATGAAGAACAGTTTAAGGAATACAAAAGACTTATCGAAGTTTATAAGTCCTCAGAAAGCGAAGAAGACACCGAAAAAAAGTAGATAATGACGAGCGTGATTTTTCAATCGCTATTCTTGATTTCGGCATAGAACCAGAAGTGTTTTGGAATATGACCGAGAGAGAGTTCTTCACTCTTGTCATTTATGATCTACGAAGAAAAGAGAATGACATGTTACGAATGAGAGCAGTTGTAACGAATGCAATGTACAACATGAATCGCGGTAAAAAGCCATTCAAAGAGTTCCCGTTCGAAAATAGACAGTCACAAGTTAAAGTAATCAAACAAGCAGCAGATAAAGATAAGTTATTTGCTCAGTTCGGTGGGCAGGTGAGTTTCTAATGGCGGGTCATGAACAAATAGGTGTCGATATAACCGTAAATAACGGACAAGCTGAAGCTGAATTACGAAGCTTCCAACAAACAGCTGAACAAACAGGTGGTAAGATCGAGCAAGCTTTCAGTAAAATTGGAGCGATTGGAGATAAATTAACTGTCGGTGTTACCACTCCTTTAGCTGCTGTATCTGCTATGGGCATTAAAACCGCTATCGATTTCGATAATTCACAGAAAAAAATTCAAAAAGGCTTAGGTGTAACTGGAGAAGAAGCGAAACGACTAAATAATGATGTTAAGGCAGTTTGGAAAGATGGATTCGGTGAAAATGTCGATGAAGTCAACAACTCTCTAGTGACAACTAGACGTAACATGAGCGAGATTGATAATGGAAAAGAACTTCAAAGGGTAACGAAAGATGCAATGCTTTTGGCTGATACTTTTGACAGTGATATCAACGAAGTTACTCGTGGCGCTAATCAATTAATGGTTGGTTTCGGTATTTCTTCGCAAGAAGCTATGGATTTATTGGCAAGCGGAGCGCAAAACGGATTAGACTTCTCTAAAGAGCTATTTGATAACGTGAGTGAGTATGGACCTTTATTTGCAAATATGGGTTACTCAGCTGATGAATATTTCAATCTATTATCTAATGGTGCTAAAAACGGCGCGTACAATCTAGATTATGTAAACGATGTAATGAAAGAGTTCCAGATTCGTATTAAAGATGGTTCAAAAGGTGTTTCGGAGGCAATGGGAGGTCTTTCAGAAGGCACGCAGAAAACATGGAAAAGCTTCTTAGAAGGTAAAGCTACTGTAAAAGATGTTAATAATTCTGTCCTTAATGATTTAAAAGGAATGGATGACCAAGTAAAAGCCGGCCAAATCGGAGTTGCACTCTACGGGACGAAATGGGAAGATCTCGAAGCTAAGACAATGTATTCCTTAAATGAGATACAAGGGGGGCTTGGCAAAACTACTGGTGCTATGGATAAAATGCGTAAAGCACAAGATGAAAGTATTTCTGTAAAGTGGCAAAAAACATTGCGAGAAGCACAAACTGCATTAGAACCACTTGGAAAAATGCTTTTAGATATTGCTATGGATGTCCTTCCTGCCGTTTCTGATGCTGTTAAATCAGTGACAGAATGGTTTGCTAACCTATCACCAGAAGCGCAAAAGACAGTAATCGCAATTGGCGGTATCGCTTTAGCCGCTGGACCTGCTCTTTCTATATTGGGAAGAATGGGTGGAGTTATTGGTGGTTTAGTTGGTAAGATAGGCAGTTTCGCAACTGCCGCTCGTGCTGGTGCTGCTGCAACTGCTGCTGTTGAAGGCGCTTCTGGCGCTGCCGCTTTAGGTATGGGGGGATTAGGTACCGCTCTTGGCGGAGCGGTTATCGCTGCTGCTCCTTGGTTAATTGGTGCTGCCGCTATAGGAGCTGCTGGTTATGGAATCTATAAAGCTATGACTCAGGAAGCTGTTCCAGCTGTCGATTTATTTAAAGAACGTGTTAATTTAGCTGCTGACGGTACTGTGCAAAGTGTAGATAAGATTTCGAAAGGCACACAAAAAGCTGTAGGTGCTTTTATGGAACTGTCTCAAAAAACAGGAACCGAATTAACTAATATGTACGCCAATCAAACAGCTATAAATGAAGAAAATATGCCTAAGATCGTTGGACAATTCGATGAGATGAAGAATCAAATCATTGCTGGTTATGATAAACAAAAGAATGACGCTGTTACAAAAACAACAGAAATGTTCGCGGCAATGAGTACTATTACAGACCAAGAGAAAGCAAGCATCTTAGAAAAAATGAATGGTTACTACGATCAGCAAAAACAGAAGGCTGCGGACACACAAAAACAAATAACCGATATTCTTAACAGAGCGAAAGAGGAAAAACGAGCGTTGACAACTGATGAATATAATCAGTTAATGCAATTGCAGAGTAATTACCAGAGTGAAGCTGTAAAATCTCTTTCTAAAAATAAAACAGAACAGGAAGTTATCTTACAGAATCTAAAAGATTCTAAGAGTCGTATGAATGCAGAAATGGCATCCGATGCAATCCAAAAGATGGAGAAACAACGCTCTGAAACTGTGAAAAAAGCTCAATCTGAATACAACGACAAAATCCGTATCATTACTAAAATGCGTGATGAAATGGGTGTTATTTCAGGCGAACAAGCGGATAAAATGATTGAAGATGCAAAAAGACAACGAGATGGGGTAGTCGATAAAGCTAATGAAATCAAGAATCAAGGTGTTGACCGTTTAAAAGGTTCTTATAAAGATTTAGAAAGTCAAGTAGATACAAGCACAGGTAACATCTTAACTTACTGGGATAAAATTAAGAATTGGTGGAACAACTGGACACCGGCTAAGAAATTCATGGAAGTCGTTACTAAAGGCGGAGAAATGGATCAATACGCTCCTAAGAATGCAAATGGTACACCTTTCTTCGGCGGTGGACTTTCCTATGTAAACGAACGCGGTGGAGAAATTATGAATCTACCTCGTGGTACACAAATAATCCCTCACGATTTATCTAAACGATATATCGATAGAGCAGCAGATAAGGCATCGTCTAATAATAATTTATCTATGTATAGTCCGCCTTCGCAACCTGCCTATATAAATATCAATCTAGGGAAAAATCAATTTTCTAGGTTTGTAGAAGATATTTTTGCAGAGAACGACAGACAAACGGCCAGAAAGAAAAGTTTTTAATAAGGTGGTGATAATGTGATTATTTTTAATGGTATAGATATCATTAAACACTTCGATGAACTATTTGACGATGGATTTTTAGTTGTTAATGATATAAGAGGAAGAAGCGTTTCGAATAATGAAGTACAAACTTTGTCTGTTCCTCATCGAGACGGAGCGTATTTTTTAAACGCTCGCAAACCGACAAAATCTTTAGAAGTTGACATCTCAATTAAAGGTAGTAAATTACGAAAAAGAATCGATGAACTAAATAATGTACTATCTGTTAATAAACCTGTACCAATTATATTCACAGATGAACCTGAATTTACCTATTACGGGATACCGGAAAGTATAAGTGAAAATGGAGAGATTGGAACTTTTCATAAAGTTACAATCTCTTTTTTACGTACTGATCCTATAAAATATGGACCTTTAAAATCGGTTGATTTTGAAAATGACGGTCAAGGGTTAATTGCCAATGTCAAAAACAAAGGATCTGTGCATTCAAATCCAATTATTGAAATTGATATTATAAAACCGCATACTTTTTTAGATGTATGGTTTGAAGATAAATATTCAAAGGAACCGGATTATTTCCGTATTGGAGTGCCATTAAAAATGGAGCAATTGCCTGTAGAAAGAAATCAACGTCTTATATGGGATGAGATGTCCACAACTGTAGGGTGGAGTAAGGTTAGTTCTATGGAAGATGGTAATCCAGTTGGTGAAATGAAAACAGATAGTTACCAATTCTATTGTTCGGACTATGGCTCGGGTAATGGATGGCATGGCGCAGCTGTTAAGAAGAGTATCCCTGGTGGGCCGGTACAAGATTTTATTATGCAAGTCCACGTTACATGTAAAAGTAAAACGATCTATGAAATGGGACGAGTTGAGATAGCGATACTCGATGAAAACAGCAAAGTTCTTTCAAAAATTGCCATGAATGACCTCTATTGGCAAGCTGAACAAAATTTTGGAACGATGGTAATTGGATATGATAATAAGCCTGGAAAAACAGGTTTAATTTATGAAAGTGGTGATTATCCGAATACGTGGAATCAGTATTATGGTAGGTTGTGGATCGCTAGAACCGGTAATGATTGGGAGGCTTATATTTCAAAATTTCTTCCTGGAACAGAAAAAGATGATTCAGAACGTTTTGCAAGATGGACCGATAAAGACAATAAACATATGGAAAAAGCAGCTCAAATACA